ACACCGAAATTCTCAAGTGTCACTCTAAAGCGATACTGTAGTTTTGGCATCAACAAACCTTGTGTTGATGAACTACTATCACTCGCTAGTGGTACTGTAATTTTTGAGAGTGTTGAAATTGCCATAATGTTTTACTCCTGTTACAAGTATTTATCAATAACGAGCCCCATATTTCAGGGGCTCATTTTATGAATTATAATCCTGCAATCTCTCCTGTATTTTTAAGTCTTAGTGGAATGTAAATGAATTCCACAGCCTTAACTGGTTCAATTGCTATATCTAAGTATAGTTCGTTTCTATCAATTCTACTTGGAGTATTATTTGATTCGTCACAAACTACAATGTAGTCGTATAATGCTCTACTACCAACTAACTCTAGCATTAAACTTTCAGCCGCTTGTTTGATCTCATCACGTGTGATCTTATCATTTGGCTCAAAGATATAAGGCTTAGCAAGTTTATTAAGTTGGCTACGCATGTATATTACTAGTCTTGCAACATTTACTCTATCTAATGCACTTGCATTTTTCGCTCTAGTCTTTTGACCAAAACATACAAGTCCTGCACCTGTGATAAATGTAATTGGGTTAACACTAATTCCAAATAGCGTATCACGCTGTCCTTCATTTAGTGCAATTGATACAAATTCGCCTTCGTTATCAATATAACCCGTTGCTGTTGCGTTAGTAATACCACCACGTCTTGTTCCTGCTGGAGCAAACCATGGAAACGATACTTGATCGCTTAGTGCAATAGTACGTAGCATCATGTGACTTGGTGGAACAACAATGTTGTTTCCTGCATTGTCGCTTGTAAAGCCCCATGGGTAGTAAACACCTAAGTATTCATCTCTACTTACTAGACCGTCGCTGTTATCTTCAACTGCTAGGGCAACGTTTGTTCCCCATTCATTTAGTGAAGTACCACTACTGTCTAGTGTTGCTGGAGAATCACCAACGATAAATGCTGTTAAGCCTCTATCATAATTTAGTGAAATCATTTCTCCAATTAGTTCTGGATAACCTGGTGCCGCCATTAAGTTGAACACTCTTGATTCGTCATCACGAATGTCTTCGTTGCTGTTAATCATTGCTTGCATTGATTGTACTACAACTGCTCTTTGTGCTGATTGACCAAATTTACCTGAACCATCTGCATTGTTCATTGATTCAGTTACCCATCTATGTGGATAGTATGCTGTCATTGGCTCATCTGCACCACCGTTTTCAAAACGTCCATTGTCTGCATTTACATCAATGTAGTTACGAACAAATTTCTTAACATTAAATCCGCTTCTACGTGTGTTAAACAGAATCATACCTTTTGGATATAGTGCCGGATCTGGTGCATCAAAGTCTAAGAAGTTGCTTGTTAGCAATTCTGCAATAGTACCTTCAGCACTGTTAGCACCTGCTGTACCCCAACGTGCATCTGCAAATAGCACACCATCTTGTGTTGTTTGATCACTTGAATCTAACAATACCCAAAGTTGTTTTGCATTTGACCAACGGTAAATTTCTGGATACTTGTCAATGTTAGTTGTGTTAATCCAAATATCACCATCTCTTAGTGGAGTACCATCTGATTGTCCTGTTAATGCCGCAGGTTCTGTAGCACTTACAATTGGTCCTTTAGGATCAGTTTTGTCACCAGCACTTACAGCAAAGTAAGGACTAGTTGAATCTTGATAACCTACCCAAGTTGTACCATTGTGAATCATAATGTCTGCTTCATCAACAACTGAATTGTACCATAGTGTACCGTCTACTGCTAATGCTGTTGGAGCATCTGCACTATTTGTTGCACTTAATACTTTCCAATTTGTTGCAAGGAAGTCATTACTTGTATCGCCTGCTGGTGCCGCATATAAGTTTGTAGTATCTGAAGTACTAAAACCAATTTCTGCTAAGTGTCCGCTTGTGTCTGCAATTCTAAAATCACCACCTTTTGAGTGTGAAATTACAACTCTATTGTTACTGTCAACACTTGCACTTACATTTGTAAGTCCTGCTGTGTTAATAGCACCTGCAATAACGTCTGCGTCTGTAGCCGCACCTGTTGCTGTACCAGTTACTGTAACTGCACTACCAAGTGTTGCACTGCCTACAATTGACTCTTGAAGAGTAAATGTAATTGCACCTGAACTTGCTTGTGTTGATACTGCACTTGATGTGATAGATGTTGCACCAGTTGCATTACGCTTGTACACTTTAAAGTTTGCTACTAGGTCTGATGCTTCTGCATCATTTGATTTGATGTAAAGTGAATCAGTACCTAAGTTTAAACCACCACCTGCTTTATCTAATGTTGCAAGTGCTGAGTGGTTTGTACTAAAGATTGGCACATCTTTGGTATCCCAAAGTGATGTTGCACTATTCCAAACTTTGATTGCCCATTTGGCACCTTTGTTTGGTGTAGTTGTTTTTGCCCAAATACTTCCTGTTGGACGTGGAGTTGTATCGTTTGCGCCAAACTCTGGAACACTTGTATGAGGGGCAATATTCAACGCCGGTGCCGCATATGTTCCTGCTACAAGACCCATGTCGCCTAATGCTCCTGTGCCTTCTGCAAGTACAATGTTAACTCCTGTTGAGTGTAATCTTAGTATATCGTTTGCCGCTTCAACTGATGCAGTAACACCTGAAATATTCAAAGCGTTAATTACTGCCGCTAATGCTGTTGCACTAGTGTTGTCTGCTGTTACGGTTGTACTGTTTAAAGTAAAATTTAAACCTGACGTTGTTGTTGCGCCAGCAGTACCTGATGCTGTTGCCCAACTTGCTTTCCATGCTGTGCTACCTACTTCTACCCAAGCCCCACTTTCATTTTTATAATATAACTTGTGTAGTGTACTAGCCGCTGTAATTGCATAATCGCCAACTGCGCCTACTGATGTTTTCGGTGCACCTGATGCTACTCCGCCAACTAATTTTGATGTATCTGTTATTACAGTCGGAGCCTTATAACTAAAAGACTGTCCGCCTGTTGTTGTTACTGCCGCCGCATTCCATTCAAAGATACCATAGATAGTACTTGCTGTATCTACCCAATATGTTCCGTTTGCTGGATTGCTGGTCGGTGCGTCTGCACTTGCTGTAAGTCCTGCAAGATCAATTCCTGCTCTTACAACGAATGCTCTGTTACTTACTCCTAGTAGTGAGTAAGCCGCTTGTAGACCATATTCATTAAGTTCACCTGCATGTATTGGATTGTTGTTTGAATCCGTATAAAATGTTGGTTCGCCGAATGTTTCTACTAAATCTCTTTGTGAGGTAACCAAGAATGGTTTACCTGCATTTGCCGCTGTTGTTCCTGGTGCTGTACCAGTACCTGCCCCGTTTTGCTTATCCTGGGCAGTTGCAACAAATATCATTGGTACGGTGCCTGGTTCCGCTGGGGTGTAAAAACTTTCGTCAATTACTTTAACCTCAACACCTGGTGATGATAATGCCATAATGTTTCTCCTTAATAAAAGTGTTCATAGTATTTATGTGATTTAGATATTAAACGCCTATAATACCACCAGAAAAAGGGACCAAAAAGGTGTGGTAAATACATTATGAGACCTTTATGTGATTGTAAACTAAGACCTGCCGCTATAAATTATAAAAAGGCAGGCAAAACATATTATAGAAAAAAATGCGAGACGTGTTTACGCAATGGACCTAAGCATGGTATTCCAAAATGGAAGCAACGTGGGTATGTAAAAAAAGACTACTGTGAAAAATGTAACTACAAAAGCAAACACCCCGAACAGTTTAACGTATATCACGTAGATGGTAATTTAGATAATTGTACACCAAATAATTTAAAAACTATATGTGCAAATTGCCAACGTATTATGCAGAAACTAGGTGTTCGCTGGAAGCAAGGTGATCTTTTACCTGACTTCTAAGTTCTTCTAAACCTAAATCATTATATATAATTTTGTTAAAATCAACGTTTGCCCAACGCCATTCTGATTCATGTACATCTTTAGGTTCAACACCAATATCTTGGTACATACGCATCCATACAGGATCCTGTCCACGTTTTACACGCCATACTTCTCCGTGGATGCTTTTAATCATATTTGCTTCATTAGGAAAACGCACATCAGGAATAACAAAGTTTTTATGTGGATTTTTAACTAATTCTTTCTTTACTAAACTGACCCAAATACCGTCATTGAATCCTTTACGCATACAATCCGTACCAAATTCTTGTAATACTAACCTTGGAGTAATTGTTCTTCCTGTTTCTCTTGTCCAATAGTCATCTTGTTTTTCACGCCATTCTCTGCTTTCGTCTGTATCGCCTTCTAACATTGCACGATCCCAACCAAATACAGTTGCTACTCCATCTTTTAATTTGTCAGCAAAACTTAACTTAGTAAATCCGTGGTTTTCAACTAAGATATCGCCTACTGTTCCTTTGCCACAGCCTATAAGGCCGCATATTCCTATAATCATAATTTTAGTTCCGATGTTCCGCCGCCTACAGTCCCCCTAGCAAAAAAGTTAAATGCCAAACTGTATCGTGGAGTTGTTGTTAGATTTGGGGTAACCATATGCTCCAAATGACTTGGAAACATTACTAAGTCGCCAGACTTAGGTGATATGTAAAATTCGTTAGTGTTGTATTGAGTAGGTTCTTTGAAAGATACTCTTACAGTGTCATGAAACAAATTATAATACAGGTGTGATTTTTGAAACACTATGTCTCCTGCATTGGGTTCGTTTTGAATATAATACACACCGCTGATCATAGCGTTACTATGCCAATGTAATGTATTTTGTTCGTTTGCTGAATGCCTATTAATCCAACTGTTTTGCAATTCAAACTCTACATCATCAGTAACCTTAAGTTCATCTTTTACAAAAACATTACAAGCATTTTGAATTTGATCTTTTAATGATGTTAATTTTGTGTTGTTTAACACATATTTGTCTGATGTATGATCATGTCCAGCCGCTTCATCAGGATAATCTAATTTTTCAATCCATGACATTGTATCAGGATCTACTGTTCCTATGTTT